CCGCCTGCTCACGAATGGCAGTAACCGCGTCTTTATACCCTTCCTCTCCAAGCTCTTCTTTATCGAGCGCTGCTATCTTGGCCTGCGTCTCTGTCTCAAGTAGGTTAAGGCTAATATCGGTCAAATTACCAAGGATGCCAGCTACGTCCGAAGCCCACGCCGTATACTTCTCTTTGCGCTTGTCGAGGGCGTCATCTTGTTCATCGGCGAATCGTTCGAGCTCGTCTGCCAGGAACTTGGCTATCTCCCACTCCTCCAGCCCAGCCGCGCGGTACTCTTCCAAGCGCCGCTTCAGGGATGCTTTGAATTGCTCCTCTTCGGTCCCGAACAGATCAATCCGTAACTGCGCAAGCCGTTCCGCGTCCTCGGCGATCTCGTCATTGGCCTCTTTGTTCTTCTCGGCGATCTCTTTGGTCTTTTCCTCTTCATCTTCAAGCCGCTCTTCGGCAAACCGAGCTCGCTCCGTTGCGAGAAACTTGTCTATCTCAAACTGTTCAAGCCCTGCCTCGCGATACTCTTCGGCTCTTCTTTCAAGCGATGCCTCAAATTGTTGTTCTTCGGTCCCGAAAAGATCAATCCGTAACTGCGCAAGCCTCTCTGCATCCGCCGCCTGCTGCTCAAGCGCTCGCTTAAGCGCTTTCTTCTCTTCCTCTATCTTCTTTACTCGGTCTTCTTCTTCTCGCTGCTCTATCAACTCTCGCTCTTTGGCTATGAGCGTATCGTAATACTCATTAAGGAGATCTACCGCGTCACCGGTGCGGACGTATTGATCTGCAAGGGCCTGCAACTCTTGCTCACGCTCAAGCTCCAACCTGGATATCTCGTCCGTAGCTTCTATCTCGCGCAGTAGCGTAGAGAACCGATCCTCTGCCGCCTGCCGTGCCTCTGCCGCAGCTTGATTGATCAACTCGCGCTGCCGTTCGCGCTCTTCATTCTGAGCCTCAAGTAATAGTCTCTCTTCTTCCTCCGCTGCCGCAAGCGCCTCCGAGGCTTCTGTAGCACCACCACGCGCCACAATTATGTCTTCGAGTACTCGCTTCAGCTCTTCCGTGTTCTCGCTGTTTACTGCCGTTATGAGCGCCTGCCGTTGCTCAGCGTCCAGCGTTCTGGCAAGCGTGTCGTCAAGATTTCCAAACTCGTTTACAAGGTCTCTCGTTGCATCATTCCACCGGTCGGCCTCGGTGTAGTTCTCGAACCATCGCTCGCCACCAGTCTTTAGCTCTTTGTTTAGGTTCTCTAAGGATCGAGTAAGCTGACTCTCGGTTAGGTCTTCACTTATCTCGGCAAAATCCCGCGTCTCTCGCGTCACGTTCGTCATGCGCTTGGCAAGTAGGAACAATCCCGCAGATAAACCCACAACTGCCGCAATAACTCCGGCAGGACCGAACATTGCCGTGACGTTAAGAGTCTTGATTACCGTAGTAAGCTGCGTGATAGTTCCAACCGCGCCAATAACTGGCCCGCTCGCGGCCGCTATCACTCCCACTGTGACAATGAGCTTCTTAGTCCCGTCGTCGAGATCCGCGAACCATTTAACAGCATCACGAACGCCGCCCACTACATCGGTAACGATTGGCAAGAACGCCTGTCCAAGCTCCGCTGTGACGTTCTCCAAGTTTGCCCGGAGTACTCGCGTGCTATTCGCAAGGTTCTCCGACGTGTTGCCGAAATCACCGGCAACCTGTTCTGATTGTTTGAGTATCAGACTATATCGAGCCTGTACCTTAACCTGTTCTGTAATCTCGCTCGTGGAGTTGACGAGTCCTGTTGCAAGCGCCTCGGCCTGTACCGCTGCGTCGGAGATGTTGATACCGAATCGCCGCGCCGGTTCGCTCTCGCCTCTCAGCGCCGCGCCAAGCGCCCCTGTTGCCTCTTTAACGTCGACATTGAATACAGACGCCAAGTCCGCAGAACGCTGCGTCAGCTCGATGGTCTGGTCGGCTACAGTGTCGATGTCCTGACCTGATTGTTTAAGCTGCGCTCCAATAACCGTGGCAAGTTCATTGAACGAGTTTTGAGAGAGGCCCGCAGAGTCTGCCGCCGTCTCTCCAAACTCCTGTATCTTTCCGCCCGCTTCTCCGAAGACTACGCCAACTGCGTTAAGCGATTCCCCGAGGTCCGATGCTGACTTGACCGCCACACCACCGAGCGCCGCGAGTGGAAGCGTGACAAACTTAGTGAGATTTGCGCCTACCTTCTTGGCCGTGTCAGAGAACCGTCCGATACGAGTGGTAGCGCCTCCGATGTTCTTGTCGAAGTCTCGCGTGTCGCCTTGTACCCGCCAGACTAATGATCCTAACTCAAAGTTGGCGATGGCGTCCTCCTTAAGACTTCCACACAAGGCCTGATCTCTTCACAGGCTCCCATATCCACTCGGTTACCTCTTTCGGCATCCCGGAAACCATCACCGCGTTTTCCGTGGCCGGAAGGTCCATCTCGTGCAAGTATTCACCCACCGTGACCGGTCGCCAGTACTTGTTCAGCGCGGCGATGAGACGGTCACGATGGAATGCTACTTTTTTCGCGGTGCGCCTCCGGTCGTGCTCTTAACGTCCTTCTGTAGACACCCGAGCGCAAACGTGTTCATGTCGTCGGCGTCCGTCTTCCGGCTCCACCACTTTGCATCGTACTCGTGTCCGTTGGTCTCCAACAGCTCACGAACGATAGACTCACGAACATCGGCGATCTCCCGCACGATCCCACGCTGACGCTTTTGAAGCTCTCGAACAGCCGCCATCTTAGCGCGGCTGTCGAGCTTCTCATCGTCGGTTATACCGTCGGCCTCGTCGGGCATGTCCGTCAACTCGTCTACCAACTCCAGCATACGCTGGTACTGCTCTCGGCAGTAGTTGTTTACAAACGTGATGTCGAACTCTTTATCCCTAACTCCGAACAGCATTACGCCTCCCTGACGTAGTAGCTAAACAGCTGCGCTCCGTCCGCTCGGTCGGTATCGAGGTCGCCACGGAAGGTAATCGGCATCTCTTCGAGGCCGTCCTCATTGGCACCCTTGAAATTGAACTGGAAGCCGCCAGACTGAGGATTCGAGGAGTAAATTTCGAAGCTCCGGTCGACGTTGCCCTCAGAGTTGAAGTGCTCAGCCTTCAGCGCGTAGGCCTCAAGTTCCTTGGTCGAGTTGCCGCCGGTGATCGTGGTCGAGGCAATCGGCGTGTTAGAACCGTAGTCCACCACAATCTCCAGCGTGGTAGGATCTGCAGCTGAGATGTTTGCCGTGATGAACTGAATGCTCCACCCGCTCGGCGAATTAGGATTCGCCACCACAAAGTAGTCCGAGTCCTCTGTGAGAGCCTCGTTAACGTCGTCCGGATCAAGCGTCACGCTCGTAAGCGTCGGCTGTGAACTCGTGCGAATCGAACCCTCTGCAGTGGAGTCAAGCTCCAGGTCGTACAGCGTGTTTTCTTCCCACCCGGCCGCGATGGTCTGGTCGGCGATGTCGGAGACCGGAGAGGCTGCCGTAGTGGTAACCGTGAACAGCCCGCCAGAAAGCTTCTGGATGGCGTCCGGCTCAAGGTTGATGAGCGTGAAGCTGCCATCAATCAGCATGTCGCGAACCTGAAGTGCCGTTCGGCCAGCGTTGGCCGTGACGATCTGGTTCTCAGTCCAGTTGAGCGTGAAGTTCACCGCGCTATTGAGAGCGCCGATGTCCGTCCATGTGGCCGCGCCACTTTCCTTGACGCTGACCCTCGCGCCATCCGGGAACTCCAAGTATCCAGTCTTCGTAGTTTGAACAGGCATTTATTTCCTCCGTACCGTTAATGTAACCGGCGTGTTGTAAACGTCGGCATCGTCGAGAGGTGGAATAACTCCACCAATCTGAATAACACCAAAGTATGTGTAGCCGCCAACGACAGCTGTTTCCCTATTCAGTGCGTCTCGCACCTCTATAGCCAACTCTATACTACCATTACTTGTAGGCGCTCTGCAATCTATCGACCACGGAATGCTGAAGTACTCGAAGGTTGCGTCGTAGTTGCCAACAGGATAGAAGTTGACTGTCGTCTTACTCGTCTCGGTCTCCGGAACCATACGCGAGTTGTAAGCAGGAGCCGATAGAGCGCCACTGAGAACGGTGTAAATGTAGTCGCCGCCGAGTGTATCGCTCACCGCGTTCTCCTTGTGACCTTGCGCCGCTTGAACTCCCGCGCCATCGCATCCTTCCCCCACTTCTTAGCTATCTGCGAAGCGCTCGCCCCACGGACCGCATCGGCAGCAGGGCGCATGTAAGGCTGCGCAGGCATGAACCGCGTACCGAACTCTTGATAGGTCGCGTACTCCAAGCCCGTACCTACTACACCTTCATTGCCGCTCGGCTGTATTCCGATCTTTGCCGTTGCCTGCTCACCGCCGCCCGCTTCATTAAGACCGCCTTCACGAGAGAAGTTGAACACGTCGGATTCCCAGCCCTTTCGCCACATGATCGAGTTTCGGAGCTGTCCCTTGTCTACCGGTGCGAGAGCAACTGCTTGGCCTCGGACATTGACCATCGTCTGCACGATAGCCGCACGTATTCCAGACTCAGCGCCAGCCTTAGCGAAGTCGTTTTCGGTGATGATTACAGACGTCATGTCTCACGCCTCCAACTCACTACCAGAACATCGCCCATACCGGCCACGTCATCCACGCCGACAATGTAATGCTTAACGTCGCCAATCTCGAACCACATGGTAGTGTCAACGACAAGCTCAGGTGGTAGTAGCGCCGTTCCTAACGCCTGATCTACAAACTTGTCATTCTGGTTCGTCTCGCGTGACGTGTTTGTCCAGTAGTTGATTGACACCGCAGAAGCCACAAGCGTCTCGCTCTCTACAGGAACACCGGAAGCGTCCTGAGTCACCACGAGCTTCTTGATATCGGCTGTCTTTGTCTGCCAATCCCTGAACAGGTAAAACATTATCGTCCTACCCTCATCTGCGCCACAAAGTCGCCAAGGTACTTCTCAGCCTTCACGATCTTCGGTGGTAGCTGTCCTCGGCTTCCGTAGGTAACCGACACCGGTCCCATGCGCTTCGACTCGATCAACTGAACCACATCCTCAAGCGTGTTGCCGTCAACCTCATACGCCGCCGCCTCACAGGTCGCGTACTTCACCGCATCCGGCACTATGCCCGATTGGTCAATCATGTTCCGATCAATCAGCCAATCACGAGGAAACTGTAGCGCCTGCGTCATCGTGCTCTTCTGGCCTTCGTAAACGTGGAGGTTGTCAATGTACTGCGTGGCGATGTTAAGCTTAGCTTGTACCGTCGCCACTGGTTCTCCTGAGTAGTCCTTACCTCGGTTCTCCCAATACTGCAAGAACTCGTCTACGCTCACGTAGGAGGTAGCATCGGCTTTGTATGTCCCGTCTTCGACTTCAAATTGTATTGCCATCGGTCACCCCCAGAGGCCCGCCCCGAAGGACGGGCCCGCTATCTTAGAGGTCCTCGATGATTCGCACAACGCGGTCACTCTTGACCAGCGAAACGCCGAACAGGATATCGTACTGCACATTGATACCGAGTCTGGCATCATGCCACACGCTGATCCTAACCGGCAGGCCGTTGACGTTCACAACACTCTGTGCAACACCGGTATTCGCCGGAAGCCGAGAGTATGCGCGAGCCGCGAAAGCCAGACCGCTCGGCACCATCGCGATAGCCGACTGCGTGGCCTGGACGGTGATCACGTCGTTATCGCTGAATCCAGAAGTCGAACCCGGCGAGAACTCGATGTTAGTCGTGTCGCCTTCGGTAAGCGTGGTGCCGGTTACCGTGTAGATAGTAGAGTCACCGGCGACGGTGAATATGTCTCCGACACGGATGGGATTCAACTCATCGGCGAACGCATCCACGTCCATCTCGGTAGCGCCCGCGGCGATGTCGCTAACGTCATCCACCGCACCGGTGAGGTCGGCAGGAGTGTACTTCGAGATGCTGTTGTTGATATAGAAGTCAAAGCCCATGCGCCGCATGAGTCGACCCTCTCGCATCACATCATCGGTACCCGTGCGATCCACGTACTGGAAAGCGTCCTGCTTCTGAAGAGCGCCCATCACGTCAGGCGATGCAATCAGAACTCGATTAGCGAGAGAAACGTCAGCCGCAGAAAGAGTCGAACCGGCGTCAATCACGTCGTCCTCGTCAATGCCAGCAGTCGCATCGAGGAAGTTCGTCGAGCTAAGCAGCTCCTGATAGATCACGTCGTTGACCGACTTCATGATGCTCTTCGCCATCGGCACGCCGTAGGTCTGCACGAGATCGTAAGCGCTCTTGCTCATCTCGGTACCGTTCAGACTAATGGTCTTCTTGTAGCTCTTGTCGAGCGAGACCTCGATCTCGGTCTGTGCGATATCGTCAGCCGTGATCGCATCTCCCGGCGTCCACGTCTCCGCGTCCATATCCGGCTGAATCGGAACGTTCACCTTCGTGCCGAAATTCGCGACCAGCGGCTCAACGTCACGCGATACGAGGTTCTGAAACCCGTATTCGCCCATGTCCAGTTCGTCAAAAGAAGCTGCCCAGAACTCCGGGTACAGCAGATCCATGTTTGTGTTGTCTGATGCCATTTAGCTATCCCTCAATCGTAATATTTTCGCCCGACTTCTTTCGTTCCATTACCTGTCGAGCAACTTTAGGATCTCCCAACTCGGCCCGCGTAAACACGGTCTTTGTCGAAACATCCCCGCCGCCAGCAACGCCAGCGCCAACGTTTACAGGTTTCTGAACGTAGTTCTTGCCCTGTTCGGACTTAGCCCATTTTTCAATGTACTCGTCGATTGAAGGACTTAGCCCCTCATCATCCTGTGCGTAAATGGTGAGCCCGTCGTCGGTCTCTTCCACTCGCGCCTTTCTGTCAAAATACGCCCGTGCAAGCTCTCTCGCATCCGGGCGTATGCCTGCTTTGTCCATCGCTTTGTCAATCGCTCGGTCCTTCTCGATTGTCAACCGCGTTGAACGTTCCGTCTCATACCTCGATTGCAGCTCCTCGAACTGCTTCTGCATCTTCTGTAGGTCCCGACTCAGCTTGTCCGACTCGACCTGCTTCTTACTGCCTGACAGTGCAGCAGTCAAGTCCTCAGCACTATCATAGCCCATTTCGTGCAAGGTATCAAGTAGGCTCCTTTGATCGTCGCTCAGCTTGCTCTTGTTCGCCTTCGCCAGCTTCTCAAGTAGCTCGTCCTTCTTCTTTACAAGGCCCTCTACCTCCTCCGGCGCTCGGTAGCCCTGTTCCTGAACGTAGCTGATCAGCTGCGCTCGTGCATCTTCGTCTTCCAAAAGCTCTTTAAGCTCTGCCATTGTTATCTCCTTGAGATTAGTTGCCCATAGTCGTTCTTTGTCAATCCGTTATCGCTCGCCCACTCGTCGAATGAGGCAAAGGATATGATGTCCGTCTCTCCCGTGATTGGATCACGCGCCCGCCTGACTGTCGGTTCTACTCCGTCTATCACATCTATAACTGCCTCCCTGTCGTTGATATCCCAAGCCGCTACTCCGCTGTTCCCAGGTATGCGAACCAATGCACCACCCGGATAGACAAAGTAGCCGTCATCGTTCTCCATCTGCCCGTCCACTTCCGCCGACTGTGGACGTGTGCGCGAATCGAGCACCGATAGTATCTGCCGTCGCGTCTGTATACCTTGAGCCCTCGCCTCTTGCGTCAATGCGTACTGCCCCGAGGTCTGATTACGGTGTCCCTCGGTGCGAATGATTCGCTCGGCATTGGTGGCCGTGGTGTCGAGGATAGTCTTGATTCTCGCCGCTGCCTTCTGATAGCCCTCGCCCTGCGTGAGCGCCTGAGTGACCGCCGTTCTGATCTTGTCTACGTCTGCCTGCCTGTTTCGGTCTAACACTGCCTCAAGGAATGTTCCAGACTTCGGTATGTAATCGCTCGCCGTACCGAACCTCTCGCGAATCCTCGTAGCCGTACCGTATACGCTGGCCTCGATCACTTCACTTGGCAGGACGGTAAATACCATGTTCACCTCATCGAGCACGCTCGTGCCGAGGACCATAGCGAACTGTTGCCGGTAGTAAGCATTGGATATCGCAAGCTCGGCCGCATTCTGTATCACGGTCCCACTGCGCCGCGCTGCCGAATTGTAAGCTCGGATTAGATCGTCCTGTAGCCTTGTGAGTCGATTGAACTTCACCGCCGTGACGTAGTAGTCCTCTGGCTTCACCGAATCGAGCTTGTCGTAGAGCTTCCGGAGCTTCCGGCGCGACTCATCAAGCGCAGTCTTTAGCTCACTCGTCACGCGACCATGAAGCGCCATGTATTCTCGTCGCGTGATGTTGTAGCCTTGATCCTGCAACTCCCTAAGCGTCATGGTGCAGTGCTAATCCTCGTAGTCGGTGCGTCAAGGTCAACCGTGTTAATCGGCTCTCGCTCTCGCCGGTCTGCCGCTGCCGCTTCCCGTTCCTCGTCTGCGCTTCTGAGATCCGGCGTCAACTCGCCACGCTGGAGGTTGTAGTAGAACAGGTCGAAGGATATCGAACCGCCCATGTACATCTGCCACAATATGCTCAGCGTCTGCGCGTCGATGTTCAGAGGATTGAAGTCGGTATTCATCTCGAACTCTATGTCACCTGGTTGATTGCCCCAAAGCGCCATCACCTCCAACGCCTGTCTAATCCCGCCGGATACAACGTTCGCGACGTTAGACAACTGCCCATGCTCGCCCTCGCGGTGTATAGAAGCCGTCTCAGCGGCCTCTACTCCCTTAGGATCGCTCATCAACGCTCGGCTACCAGCTACGGCCATGTCGGTCTGTAGGTCCTGCCCTGCCTGTCTGATAGCGTTGATTCCCGAGGCGTCGTCAAGTCCCAACATGCCCCACGTCCCACCCTGTTCAAACTGCAAGACAGTAGACGTTCCAAGCGTAATCTTGTCCTGTCCTTCCTGCACGATCAGCCCCGCTACACACGGAGTCGGACGGCCCGCGAACGTGAGAGCGTTCCGGTACTCTGCGTCGTTCTGGTAGTGCGCGAGATTCAGGTTAGTCACATCTGTGAGCATCGGATAGTCGTAGTCGAGTACCTGACCGGCCTCGGTGATCGGCACGAACGGTATGAACGGCATCGGCTGACCGTCCATCAACGGCACGATAGGTGTACCAACTTGCACCCATTCTCGGTCATGTTTGCCCGGTACGTCCTGCAACTCGAACTTGCGCACCACGTACCCCGGCGTCTGATTGTCATTGTCTCCCACCGCCTCGATGTTGAGGTGTATGATCTCTTCCGGCCCGTCTCCCCATCGCTCGACCAATGAAACATGAGACAGCTGCTTGCCACCATTGGATATCATGTAGTCCCAGTTCAGTATGTCGTGAGCTCGGTACTTCACAACGAACGGTCGGTCGGCAGTCTCTGGATAGTCGATCAAGAGTCCCGCCACGCCGTACTTCATGACGCCACGCGCCACCCATGTGGATACGGTGTATATGTCCTCGCCGTCGAGAGCGAACACGTCTATGTAGTCCTGTGGCGCTTGCACCTTCGGAGCCTTGCGCGAGAGGATACCGATATAGGCGCGGAGAGTCTTGCTCACACCGGGCCATACGGTAGCCTTCTCAAGGAACAGGTCATAGAGTGTACGGAAGCGATTGTTGAGTCCGGCCTGTTCTACCGGTTGCATCTGCGACGGTAGCGCTGGAAGATAGGTTTGCTTGCGAGCCTTTACCGCGTCCTGCCCCTCGCAGAAGTCCTTAATCCGGTCCCATACGTGGTGCAGCTTTTCATACTTCGGATTCTTCTTATCTACTTCCATGTTACCCTCACAGTGTGAAGCTCAGCGGACTCGCATTCTGCGTCCGGCGTATCGGATCGACGGCGTAACGAATGCTGTCGATTGCGTGGTTATAGTCGTCTATCGGCTTCGGCTCGAAGTTGCCATCACGCTTCTGACTCCATACGTATTCCTGTAGCTCGGTGATCAGATTCAGGCTATCCCGCGTAACGTGGAGCCTCTTGCTTCTCAGCCAGTCAACGCCAGCGCGTACAGAGTCCGCACCCTTCTCCGCGCCGGTTACTCGAATCTTAGCCGCCTTCAGCTCGTGGATGCTCTTAGGCTCGGCGCTGTCGGCGATGATACCAACGTCCTGTATCCCGAGTAGCTTGATACGGTCGGCAAGCTGTTGGTTAGTCATGCCCTTATCGTAGATCAGCTCTTTGAGGTAGATGTCGTCGCCGTTGAGGTACACGTCAACGCACGCTGCCGGATCCACGCTGAACCCGAAGTCGAGGCCTATCGTCCTTCGGCTGTGTCTTACCACCTCTTCCGGTATCTCGTCTATCGTGTGCCAATTGGTGAAGATCGCTCCCGCGCTGTCTCCGTACTCCCCCAACAGGAAGCGACGGCGCTTGTCTTCCGGCAGATGCTCAAGGACCTCTTCGATATACCCTTCCGGTAGATTCTCCGAGTTGTCGGCAGGATTCAGCCGCATGTAAGCGTAGTGGTCGGTATTGGATACCTGTTCGCCAGTCTCCGGGTCTTCGCCCATGATAAACAGCTTGTACGTCCAGTGATGCTTACTCGGTGGATTGCAGTCGAAGTAGGCTCGATTCTTGAGGCCCTTCACGTTCTGCGCGAGACGAGTGAGAACCGTGGCCACGGTAGGATACGGTATCTGCGAGACTTCGTTTAAGTAGATGGTCGCGTACTCCCTACCGAGTATCTTGTCAACTCGGTCCCTGTCGTCGAGCCCGTCTACCCATATCTCCGAGCCGTTGGCAAATTGCACGTAGTGGTCGGATTCCTTCCACTCTACCTTGTCCTCAATGCCCATATCCTTAAGTAGCTTCGGCAGTGAATCGAGCCACAACGACGTTCTCGCGTGAGCGTATCGGAGTCTGGCTATCAAGTGCCTGCTACCAGGTGCCTGTAGTGCTCGGACAATGACAGCCATTAGCAGCAGATACGTCTTGCCGCTTCTCGCCCCACCATAGAGCATGATACGCGAGGATCCACCCTTGAGTAGTTCAAACGCCTCGCGCTGCCGTTCTGTGAGGTCGTCGAGACTAAACGCCATCGAACTCTTTTCCTATGGATACACTGCCGCTGTGCTCTATCTCGCGCTTGTCGCTCCATCCAAGCTGCTTAAGCGAGAAGATCGCCATAGTGTTGTTGATCTCTCCATTTAGTGCGCCGCGCTCTAAGCCTGCCTCTTTCTTGTCGATGCACCTTTTAATAGATTCCGAAAAACCTTCATAATCGTAAATATGGTTTGCCGGTACCTTGTTAGCGACGCACCATTCCTTGAGGATAGGTATCTTGTGAGAGTCGATGTATTCGTCCAACGACTCCACGAGCTTAGAGATTACTGCGTCTGTATACTTCTTCGGACGGCCCATATAGTTTAGTATACACCATCCTTGGCTAATCGCGCAAGTTGCCGATTCCGTAGCGCAACATATGGTTTATCGACTCTTCATAGACTGGAGAGGCGAGCGTAATACCGTTGATGATATGCTTTATGTCAGACTCGGTATAGCCGAGGTCGCGACGCATGTCCTTGGTAGACACTACGCCATGTTCCTCGATATACGCTATCAACCGCTTCTGACGCTCCGACTTGCCTTTGTTCTTTGCTATCGGACCGTAGGTAGTGCCACGCTTGGATGCCTCTTCAAGTCGCCACCATGTCGCATCGTCCTTCGGATAGCTCGGATCTATCTTCCATCGCTCCGTACAGCGTATGTGTAGAGGTATGTGCGACCAATCAGACATTCAATACCCTGCCGTGAGCCAATGTGTGGCAAGGAACGCATAGCCATTCAACATCAAGCGGCTTAGAATAATCTGGGTGGTGAGCATGCAATAACCTCTCTGCCCCGCACTTTTCACAATTGTTCGGCTTCATAAGCTCGCCGCTTCTAATTGCATTACTAACTGCTGTGTGCGCGTAATACTTTTCAGGATTCTTTGACCTATACCTAACAGTTTTATCTTCTGGACCATGTGCACCTCTCTTCCTGTCATATTCTCGGTAGTATTCAATTCTTTTTCTTCTATTGGCGCGTGAATCCTTCTTGGTACACTCTTTACACTTTCCAAGGTGGCCATCTGCCATCCTTTGGTGTTCGTAAAACTCTGTTAATGGCTTTTCTTCACCGCACTTAAAACATTGCTTCATGTGGCCCTCCTGTGTTTGCCATTCTAACACAAAAGGGCCTTAGTTAAAAGGCACGTCGTCTTCAAAACTATCTCCCGTACTCGTCTCCGCTGGCTTGCTCTCGGCCTTCTCTCCGCCGCCGAGTAGTTCGAGGTTGAAAGCGATCACCTTCACCTTGCTGCGCTTCTGGCCGTCCTTCTCCCACCGCTCCTGCCGAAGCTCGCCAGACACCACTACTTGCTTGCCTTTCACGAGGTACTTCCCGCGGCCGCCTGGCTTGAAATTCACCACGTCAAAGAAGCTCGTCGCTTCGTCCCATCCATCGGCCTTCTTAATCGAGTAGCTGGACGCAAGTGAGAACTCGGCAAGCTCCAGCCCACTCGGCAGCGTCTTGATCTCGGCGTCTCGCGTGAGCCTTCCCACAAGCGTAACTGAATTGATATCGTTCATGTTCCTCCAAGCGGTTAACCGGCCCCCAGCCTGACCGATTACCTGATCCATCGCGCCGAGTCCGCAGGGTTTCGGCTGGTAGACGCATGGACTGTTTTTTGCTCGCCCGAGGTACCGCAATCGAACCCCGGACAAGCTGTTTACAAGACAGCCGCTCTGCCAACTGAGCTATCAGTGCAATAACGCAAGAGCAAACAGGTGACCGTTGATGAGACGATCTGACCCTGCGCTCCTGCGAGCCGGTTTTGAGTGAACACTGGTGGTCCCAACCGTGCCATAAAAACACCTCACCCATTCTCAACATCTCCGGTAATCAGCCTTCCGTTGCTGAGAATTGTCCTGGTATGCGACGGGACTCGAACCCGTACCGCCCGGCGCGAGAGCCGGGTGTGCTTCCATCGCACTCCGCATACCGTAGCTGGCCCGGGACTCGAAC